CTCGCGCGCGAAGAAAACGGCGTTTTGCGGCGGTTTTGGGCGTGCGCGGCGGCGTGCCGGGCTGTCTGGGGGCGTTTTGGGGCGTTTCTGGCGTGCGGTGGGCGGTCTGGCGGCGCTATGCTGCGGCCGTGGCGTTGCAGCGGCTCCGTTTGGGCGTCCCGGCCTCTCTGGCGGACGCTCTGCGAGCTCGAGCGCTCGAGGAGGGCGTGAGCCTCGCGGAGATGGGGCGCCGCGCGCTCGAATTGGGGTTGCGCCGCGAGGCGCTCGAGGGGGAGGACCCGGCGGCGGAGGCGATGCGGCTTCTGGCGGAGCAGGCGCGCGCCGGCAAGACGCAGGCGGTGGTGCAGTATGCGCGGATGGCTGCGGCGGGGCCGCCGGCGGGGAGCTCGAGCGGCGACCCCGATGACGAGCTCGCCGCGCGCCGGCGGCGGGCCTGAGCGGTGCGCCGCTGGGCTGAGATTGGGTCGGCGCTCATCGTGGTGGGCCTGGCGCTCGCGTTGGTGTTCGTCGTCTACGAGCTCGTCGTCAAGTGAGCGAGCTCGAGGAGTTCGCCGCCTTCTGCTCGCGCCTCGAGCTCGAGAGCGGCCGGCCGATGCGCCTCGAGCCGTTCCAGGCGGAGCTCCTGGCCGACTACTTCGCCGGCGCGCAGGAGACGTTGGCGCTCCTGCCGAAGAAGAACGGCAAGTCGACGCTGATGGCGGCGCTGGCGCTCTGGCATCTGCTCACCGTCGAGGACGCGGAGTGCCTGGTGGCGGCGGCCTCCCGCGATCAGGCGACGATCCTCTACGAGCAGGCCGCCGGCTTCGTGGAGCGCTCGAGCTCGCTCCTGCGCCACATGAGGGTGCAGCGCGGCTACCGGATGATTCGGGCGAGGGAGGGGCGGGGCCGCATCCGCGTCCTCGCCGCCGACGTCGACACGGCCGATGGCGTCATCCCGACACTCGCGTTCGTCGACGAGCTCCACCGCCACAAATCCCTGGACCTCTACGGGGTTTTCCGCGACGGCCTGGGCCCGCGGCGAGGGCAGATGCTGACGATCAGCACCGCCGGCGATAGCGAGGCGTCGGCGTTGGGGGAGATCCGGGCGGCGGCGCGCTCCCTCGAGGGGCTGCGCCGGGAGGGGCGCCATACGGTGGCGCGGTCAGCTGACGGCGGGTTCGTCCTCCACGAGTGGGCGCTTGACCGCGAGGACGACCGCGGCGACATGCGCGTCGTCAAGCTTGCCAACCCGGCGTCCTGGCAGACGGAGGAGGCGCTGCGCCGCCGCTATGAGAGCCCGTCGATGCTGCCGGCGCAGTGGGCGCGGTTTGCGTGCGGGCTCTGGCAGGCGAGCGAGGATTGGTGGCTGCGGGCGGAGCAGTGGGCGCAGGGGGCCCGCGTCGGCACCATCCTGCCGGGGGAGCGCATCGCCCTGGGCTTCGACGGCTCGAGGACCGGCGACTCGACGGCGCTGTGCGCCTGCCGGCTCGAGGACGCCCTCTGCGTGCCGTTGGCGCTCTGGGAGGCGCCGGAGGGCCACCACCGCGACCAGACGTGGGAGGTGCCGGCGCTCGAGGTCGACTCCGCCGTCGCGCAGGCGATGAACACGTTCCGCGTCGTCCGCGGCTACTTCGACCCCCCGCTCTGGCAGTCAGACATCGAGCGCTGGGGGCTCGAGTTCGGCCAGCCGGCCGTCACGCCGTTCCATACCGCCCGCTCCCCGATGCTGGCCGCCGTCGAGCGTTTCCGTACCGATCTGCTCGCCGGCGAGGTCGGCCACAACGGCGACCCGCGCTTGACGCGGGCGGTCATGAACGCCAGGATGCACGAGGCGCGAGGAGGCTACTTCCTTGTCAAGGACACGCCCATGAGCCCGAACAAAATCGACCTCGCGGTCGCCGCGGTGCTCGCCTATGAGGCGCGCTGCGACGCCCTGGCGTCGGGCCAGCGGCCCGGGAGGTTCTACGCGTTCTCATGACCCTGCTCTCCCCCACAGACGAGACGTGGGTGGCGCTCAGCGTCCCGCCTGACGCCACGCCGCCTGAGCTCCTGATGGCCCGGCTCCTGACGCAGCTTCAGGAGCGAGCGCCGCTCTGCGACCTCTACACCGACTACGTGGAGGGCCGCCACGCCCTGGCGTTCATCTCCACGCAGTACCGGCGGGCGTTCGGGGCGATGCTCGCCGGCATGTCGGACAACTGGATGGCGCTCATCGTCCAGGCCGCGGCGCAGCGCCTCGAGGTACAAGCGCTCAAGGGCGGCGGCAGCGACCTCGCCGACCGCCAACTGCTCGACCTCTGGCGCCGCGAGGGCCTCGAGCTCGACTCCGGCCTGGGCTTCACGGCCGCCGGCCAGCAGGGGGAGGCCTACCTCCTCGTTGAGCCCTACCTCGAGGCCGGCGAGGCGCGCGCGCGCATCACCGTCGAGCACCCCCGGCAGTTCATCGTTGAGCGCGCCCCCGACGACCGCCGCCGGCTCTCCGCCGCCCTGAAGGCTTGGTGGGACGAGAACGCGGAGGCCCTGTACGTCACGCTCTGGACGCCGCAGGCCATCTACCGGCGGAGCAAGCGCCCCAGCGACTCCTGGCTTATGGCGCGCGAGGACGAGGCGCTCGACGTCGAGGCAAACCGCCTGGGGCGCGTCCCCGTGGGCGTCCTGCTCTCCGACCCGCAGATGCTCCCGGCCCGCCCGCCGCTCGCTCTCCTCGTCCCGCCCCATAACGCCCCGGACGTCGCGATCGGGCTGGGGCGCAGCGACATCGCCGACTTCATCTCGACGCAGGACGCCATCGACCAGTTGCTGACGAACATGCTCGTCAGCGCCGAGTTCCAGGCGTTCCGGCAGCGCTGGGCGACGGGCCTCGAGGTGCCGCGCGACCCCGACACCGGCCTGCCCATCCAGCCGTTCCGCGCCGCCGTCGAGCGCGTCTGGGTAAACGAGAAACCCGACGGCAAGTTCGGGGAGTTCGCGCAGACGGACCTCAGCAACTACACCGGCGCGCTCGACTGGCATGTCCGGAGCCTCGCCTCCCGCAGCCGCATCCCGCCGCACATCCTGATGAGCGGCTCCGGCAACTGGCCGTCGGGGGAGAGCCTCGACGCGGCGGAGACGGGGATGACCGACAAGGTCGTCGGGAAGCAGCGGAGCATGGGCCCCGGCATCAGCGTCGCGATGGGCTACGCCGCGGAGATCGAGGGCATCACCGTCGGCTCCCCGCGCATCTCGCTCGACTGGACGGCGGCGGGCCGGCGGAGCGAGAGCGCGCTCGCGGACTCCCTCGTCAAGCGTCTCGCCATCGGCGTCCCGCCCCAGCAGCTGTGGGAGGACTACGGCTACTCGCCGGAGCAGATCAGCGGGTTCTTCGACGCCATCGACCAGGCCCGCGAGCACGGGCTGGCTGCCGGCGGGGCGCCTGCCGCGGCCCCGGCCGCGGTCCCGCCGGCGCCGGCGCCGCCCGGCGCGCCCCCGCCGCCGACTGGCGGTCCGTTTGCCCCGGCGGTAGCGTAACCGCCGATGGAAGCAGACCCCCCGCAGGATCCGCCCGCCAACGACGCCCCGCGTTCGTTCAGCCAGGCGGAGCTCGACCAGATCGTCGCCCGCAACCGCAGGGAGTGGCAGGAGAAGCTCGAGGCCGCCTCCCAGGAGCGCGACACGCTGAAGGCGCGCGTCAGCGAGCTCGAGCCGGCGGCGCAGGAACGCGACCGGCTGAAGGCGCGCGTAGGCGAGCTCGAGCCGGCCGTCGGGAAGCAGGCCGTCGAGATGGCGCTACTCGTGGAGGCCGTCAAGGCTGGGGCCCGCCGCCCCGACCACGTCCTGCGTCTCATAGACCAAACCTCCGTCCGGCTCGAGGACGGGCAGGTCAAGGGGGCGGCGGAGGCCATCGCCGCGCTCGCCTCAGACTCGCCCGCCTACTTCGGACCGGCCTCGAGCGAGCAGCCCCGTCCGCCCGCCGACGGCGGGGCGCGTAGTCGTTCGGCTCCCCCTCCGCAGGCGAGCCCCAACGACGGCATCAACGCCGCCATCCGCGGCGCAGCGGGCTACGTCTCGCGGTAGTTCCCAGGCGCCGCGCGCGCCGGCAGTAGCAGGCCCGCCAGTGGCCGGAGAGCGCCCTCGAGGGGCGCGTCATACCTCTAGCCGAAGGAGCACGCAGTGCCGCCCATCTACGACCAGTTGATTGCGCGCACCGACGTTCAGGGCCTCATGCCGGAGCCCGTCGTCGTCGAGCTACAGCAGGACATCGCGAGGACGAGCATCGTCGCGAGCCTGTTTCGCCAGATCCCCATGTCGAGCGGCCAGGTCAAGACCGCCGTCCTCGACGCCCTCCCCTACGCCTACTGGGTCAACGGAGATACGGGGCTGAAGCAGACCACCAAGGTCTCCTGGACGGGCAAGTACCTCACGGCGGAGGAGCTCGCCGTCATCGTCCCCGTCCCGGAGGCGGTCATCGCCGACGTCAACGTCGACATCTTCGCCCGCCTCCGCCCCCTCCTGGCGGACGCGTTCGCGATGGTCCTCGACAGCGCAACCGTCTTCGGCGTCAACCGGCCGGCGACGTTCGCGCAGGCCATCGTGCCGGGGGCCGCCGCCGCTACGCCGACGCAGGCCATCGTCAACGCCGACGTCGTCGCCGGCATCGATGAGGCCCTCTCGCTTCTCGAGGGCAACGACGTCAACGTCAACGGCATCGTCGCCCGCGCCGCCGTCCGCGGCGCCGTCCGGCGCGCCCTGACGCAGCTGGGTGGCGCGAGCTCCCTGGGGGCCGCCCCCAACGACCTGTTCGGCTACCCGCTCGTCTACCCGTCCGGCACGCTGGGCTGGCCGGCGAACCTCCAGACGATCATGGGCGACTGGACCTGCGCCGTCCTGGGCGTCCGCCAGGACATCACGTACAAGGTGCTCAGCGAGAGCGTCATCAGCGATGACGCCGGGAAGGTCATCTTCAACCTCGCCCAGCAGGACGCCGTCGCTCTCCGCGCCGTCGCCCGCTACGCGTTCGCCGTGGCGGACCATGTCGGCACCGGCGCCGACGGCCAGCCGCAGTCGACGTACCCGTTCGCGACCACCGCCACCGCGTAGGAGGGGGAGCTCGAGCCATGAGCACGGAGCCAGAGGAGCCCATCTGCACGCCGCAGGATGTCGCCGTCTGGCTCCGCGCTCGCACCCAGGACGACGAGGGGCGGGAGCAGGGCCTCTTCACGGAGGCGACGCGCCCCACCGTCCTACAGGTCGAGGCGACGATCGAGGTCGCCCACGCGATGGTGGCTCTCCGCGTCGGCTGGGAGAGCCCCGACGCCTGCCTCGCCGGCTACCGGCAGGCCGTCTCGCTCGCCGCCGCCTGCATCATCGAGAAGTCGTACTTCCCGGAGCAGATCGCCGACAACCGCAGCGCCTACGTCCAGCTAAACGAGGAGCTCACGGCGGCGTTGCAGGGCCTCTACCAGTGCGTCGTCGATGGCGGGCTGGGGCCCGGCGCCGGCGGCGAGAGCGGCTCCGCGGGGGCCTACGACCTCTGCACGCCCTACCAGCCCTGCGGCGCCGGCCCCTCGCTGTTCGTTCCCGCCAACTGGAACAACCCGCAGGCCTACGACGTCGACGACCCCTACGAGCCCTCTGCGGCCCAGGCGTGGCTCGTGGGGATGCAGGAGACGTGGCGGGGCGTCATAGACGCCGACGGGCGTCCGATCGCTCCCGCGCCTCGCCACGTCGATACCCGGGGGACTCTGTGATTACCGTCGAGGGCGACGAGCGGGCCCAGGCCGTCATCCTCCGCGCCGGCCGGAAGGCGCAGGACCAGAGCTCGAGCCTCGAGGCCGCCGGCGAGAGCGCCGGCATCGCCTCCCCCGGCGCCTGGACGAACCGCTCCGGGAAGCTCTCCGGCAGCGTCAGCCGCCCGCGCGTCGAGGCGTCAGCTGACTCCGTCCGGCTGCTCTCCGACGTCCCCTACGCGCGGTTCGTCTTCTACGGGACGGCCCGGCAGGAGGCGGAGCCGCCGCAGATCAACCTCCGCGTCCTCGTCACGCAGAGCTCGAGGCGCGTCGCTAGCGACCTGGTGAGCCCGTGAGCGCCAGCCCAACCTTCCCGGAGGCCTGGGGGCCGGAGCCCTACGACGACCCCCTCGAGGTCTTTGGTCCGCAGATCGGGGCGCATGACGTCGAGGGCGCCGTCGTGGAGCTCCTGCAAACCTGGCTCTGGACGTACATCTGCGAGATCTGCCGGCGCGCCGGCTGGGCCCCCGATGCGCTCCCCCCGATCCGCTCCTACCGGGTGAGCTCCGACATGGAGAACATGCCGGAGGACCAGCACCCCGCCCTCATCGTCCGGTCGCTCTCAGCGCAGGCGGTGCGCCGCGGCGGCGGCGCGAGCTCCCACCAGCAGACGTGGCGGTGGGCGCTCGAGGTAGGCGTCCAGACCGTCACGCGCTCGCTGAAGGCGGCGAACGGCGCGTCGCCGCAGCCGCGGCTTGTCGCGCTCATGTACGCGACGGCGGTACGGGGCGCCCTCGTCCAGAAGCGCGACCAGAGCAAGACGCTGGGGATGCTTGACGTCGAGGGGGAGCGCTACACGGAGCTCGCCTCGACCTCCGACCGCTCGACGCACCTCGCGACGGTCCTGTGCCTGGCTGAGGTGCCGCGCGTCGTCGAGTGGGGCCGCGGCCCGGCCACGCCGCTGGTCCCCCCGGACCCGGAGGCGCCGACGAGCCCGCTCTGGCCGCAGACCGACGCGGTCTACCCGCGCATTCAGAAAACGCCGGCGGAGAGCTCCCTCGAGGAGGACCGCCCCGACGACCAACTCCCCGACCCCCAGAGGTGAGCGATGCCGCGACCTGGCGTCACAGTGCACATCGAGGAGGACACCGCCAGGGGCGGCGCCGTCCTCGATACCGGACAGGCCTACATGGTCGGGCTCTCCGACCGCGGCCCCATCGGCGCGACGAAGGTGCTGTCGCTCCGCAACTACCAGGACCTCTTCGGCTCTGGCCCCTCCGTCCTCCGCGACTCCGTCATGGCGTTCTTTACGGAGGCCGGCCAGGCGAGCTCCGCCCTGTACGTCAACCGCATAGCGGGCCCGACAGCGGAGGCCGCTACCGCGACGCTGGGGACGGACCTGACCGTCGATGCGAGCTCGCCCGGCGCCTGGGGCAACGACCTCGAGGTAAGCACCGCGGCGCCGCCCTCTGGCTCGCCGGCGGGCTCGCAGGTCCTCGTCGTCGAGCTCGACGGCACGGAGGTCGAGCGCTCGCCGGCGGAGGCGACGCAAGCGGACGCCGCGGCCTGGGCCTCCCGCTACAGCCAGTACATCCGGCTGACGCCTACGACGGCGACCGACCCGCTGCCGGCGCCGCCGGCTACCGCGACGCTCGCCGGCGGCGTGACCGACGACACCGTCGACGCCGACTCCGTCGGGGCTGCCCTCGACGCGTTCGGCTACCAGTTGGGGCCCGGCCAGGCGCTCGCCCCCGGGCTCTCGACGCCCGCCGTCCACCAGGCGCTCGTCGCCCACGCGGAGACGCACCACCGCGTCGCGCTCCTCGACGCCCCCAACACCGGCTCGAGGACGGAGCTCGAGGCCGCCGTCGAGGCCATCCAGCCGACGCAGGCAAGCCGCTACGCGGGGCTGTTCGCTCCCTGGCTGAGCTACCCGGGGGCCGTGGCGCCGGCGACAACCATCGTCCCCTACAGCGCCGTCCAGGCGGGCCTCATCGCCCGCGTCGACGCCGCCGGCAACCCCGCCGTCTCAGCGGCCGGCGACCGCTCCGTCCATGTCGGCACGCTCGCGCTCCTCTACGAGTGGTCAGACGCCGACCATGAGGCGATGAACGGCCAGGGCATCAACCTGGGGAAGCTCGTCTACGGCTCGATTGAGACGTACGGCTACCGGACGGCGGCGGCGGGCCCGGAGACGAACTGGATGTTCCTGGGGGAGAGCCGGGTCGTGATGGCGATCGCGCACGAGGCGGACGTGGCGGCCCAGCCCTACGTCTTCGAGCCCATCGACGGCCGCGGCCACCTCTACTCCAAGCTCGCGAAGGACCTCATCGCGATCTGCCAGCGCTACTTCGACATGGACGCCCTCTACGGGGCTACGCCACAGGACGCCTACCGCGTCATGGTCGCGGAGGCCAATACCGTCGACGACGCCGCGGCCGGCAACGTCATCGCCGTCATCCGGCTGAAGACGAGCAAGGTCGCGGAGTGGATCGACATCCCGATCACCAAGGTGCCGCTCGAGCGGGCGGTCTGAGAGGAGGAGTAGGAGATGGCAGGCCCGTTCAACCAGCCCCTCGCGCGGCCGACCCGCGAGGACACATGGCTCGTTACGCTCCGCGTCGACGACGTCGACTTCGGAGTCTGGGATCGCAAGACCGGCGGCAACGCCGACAGCGAAGAGGCGAAGTACACGCCCGGGGGGATGGCCACTGAGGTCAGCCTGGGCGGCCGGCAGACGACGGAGAACATCACGCTCTCCCGCGAGTTCGACTGGGGCCGCGACCTCCCCTCGATGGGGTACCTCCTCAACCGCCGGGGCCGCGGCAGCATCAGCATCGGCCAGCAGGCGCTCGACATCGACGGCAACGCCCGCGGCAACCCCGTCACGGCTACGGGGACGCTCAAGGCGGTCCAGATGCCCGACCACGACTCCTCCGGCAACGACCCCGCGCTCGTTGAGATCGAGTGCACCGTCGTCGGCCTGGTGGCGTCGTGAGCGAGCTCGAGCTCGAGGGAGCCCCCGGCAGCATCCTCTCCCAGTTGCAGGCCGCCGCGGCGGCGCAGCAGGAGGAGCAGCGAATCGAGCTCCCCATCGGCGGGGCGTTCGCGGGGCTCCTGTTCGTCCGCTACCGGCCGCTCGACCCCGGCCAGATGGACCGCTACGTGGCGAAGCGCGCGCGCATCATCGACAAGGGCGGGGAGCTCGCCGACATCTCCTCGACCGACTCGAGCATGGACCTGATGGCGCAGGCCTGCGTCTGCCTCCTCGACCGCGCCGGCGGCGAGCTCGAGCTCGACGGCCAGCCCGTCCGCCTCGACGCCCGGCTCGCCGCGCTCCTCGAGCTCGCGTTCCCGGAGGGGTTCGAGCCGACGGCCCGCGACGTCATCCTGCGGCTGTTCGGAGGCAACGCGCTCGCCATAGACGCCCACGCCTCCCGGCTGCTCGAGTGGATGCGCCAGCCGGCGGAGGTCCCGGGCCTGGGGGAAGCTCCGGCCTCGTGAGCGACCTGGGCATCGCCGCCGCCTGCGGGGTCTCGCCGCGCGACCTGCTCCGCGCCGGCCCGCTCGAGCGCGCGCTCCTCGTCGCCGCCATACCGGCAGCCCAGGAGAACCAGCGGCGGTGGATGCGCGCGATGGCGGTCGAGGCCGTCAACGCCTACGCGGAGGCGCAGCGGAAGAGCCGCTGAGCGATGCCCGCCAACGAGGCCATCATCATCGAGCTCCGCCTCGCCGGCGCCGCCGCCTTCCAGAGCCAGGCTCGAGGAGCCGCCGGCGCCGTCGGGAAGATCGGCGATGCGGGGACGAAGGCGGAGCGGCCCACCGGCCGGCTGGGGAAGGCGATGGGGACGCTGGGCCCGCTCGCCGCCGGCGCAGCTGTGGGCGGCGGCCTGATGGCAGCCAAGTTCGGGGTCGACGCCGTCAAGGCCTTCCAGGACAGCGCCAAGATCGGGGCGCAGACCGCGGCCGTCATCAAGAGCACCGGCGGGACCGCGAACGTGACGGCGGGGCAGGTCGGCAACCTCGCCGGCTCTCTCTCCAACCAGACGGGCATCGACGACGAGGTCATCCAGGGCGGCGAGAACATGCTGCTCACGTTTACGAAGGTCCGCAACGAGACGGGCAAGGGCAACGACGTGTTCAACCGGGCGACCAAGACGCTCGTCGACATGAGCGCGGCGCTGGGCTCCGACCCCCAGCAGCAGGCCATCCAGCTAGGGAAGGCGCTCAACGACCCCATCAAGGGCGTCAGCGCGCTCTCCCGGGTAGGCGTCACGTTCGACGACCAGCAGAAGAAGACGATCAAGCGGTACGTCGAGCACGGCCATATGGCGAAGGCGCAGGGCGTCATCCTCCGCGAGCTCAACAAGGAGTTCGGGGGGAGCGCTCGAGCTCAGGCTACGAACACCGCGCGCCTGAAGGTGGCGATGGGCAACTTGCAGGAGAGCATCGGCGGGATGCTGGCGCCCACCGTCGAGAAGCTCGCCAACCTCCTCCTGAAGCTGGGGCCGTTCTTCTCAAAGGGCGGGGCGGGGGCCCGGGCTCTGGGCGCCGCCGGCCGCGCGCTCTCCCCCATCTTCCGGGCCGCCGCCGACGCCGCCGTGCAACTCGCCTGGGCGGTCCGGCCGATCATCCAGAACGCCCACTACCTCATCCCGGTCCTGAAGGTGCTCGCCTACGCCGTGGGCGCGATTCTGTTCGTGGCGCTGAAGCTGCTCAAGATGGAGTTCCGGGCCCTGGGCGTCTACATCCGGTTCACCATCGGCCTCATACGCGCCATTGTCGGCGTCATCCGCACGCTCGTCGGCGCCGCCATCAGCGCCGGCAAGACGCTGGGGCGCCTCGCCTCGACCATCCGCGGCGCGCTCTCCTCCGCCTTCCGTAGCGCCGTCGGGCGAGCTCGAGCGCTCGTCTCCGGCTTCCAACGGCTGGGAGGCCAGATCGTCAAGGCCATCGCCAACGGCATCAAGAGCGCCCCCGGCGCCATCCTCGACGCCATCAAGAGCCTCATCCCGGGCGGGAAGATCGGCCAGAAGATCGCCGGCGTCCTGGGCATCGGCGGCCACGCGACCGGCGGCGTCGTCGGCTCGAGGGAGCGCCTCAGCCTGGTGGGCGAGCGCGGCCCGGAGCTCGCCTCCTTCCCTGCCGGCACGCGCATCACGCCGCTGAGGAGCTCAGCGCTGGCGCCAGTGGCGGCCGGCGGGACGACCGCGCAGTTCTTCCTCGACCGCCGCCTCATCATGACGGCCGTGGCGCAGGCGGACGCCGACGTGAGGGCGAGGCGCTGAGATGCCCGTCGCGCCTCCCGGTTACGTCCGCCTGCGCTGCTCCGACCCGAAGTTCGACCAGACGTTCCTCCTGGGCGAGGACCCCCCGAAGGTCAGCGGCGGCGTTGGCGGCTGGGAGACCGTCCAGCGCCCCCGGCAGGTCTCGATGACGATCTGGCAGGGCACCGACCCGTTCGAGCTCGAGCTCGTCGTCATGCTCGACGGCTGGGAGCCCGGGGTCGCCGGCGGCGGCTACAGCCAGGAGCCGGCGCTGCGCGCGCTCCTCGCCGCGGCCCGCGGCGACGACGAGAGCGAGCCGTCGACCTGGGACATCGACGGCATCCCCTGGCTGCCCGCCGACGAGTGGGTCCTCAACTCCGTCGAGCCGGGCGATACCGTCCTGCGGCGCTCGAGCGACTTCTCCCGCGTCCGCCAGGACTTGACGCTCGCGTTCGTGGAGTACATCCCGCCGGAGTACCTCCAACTGCGGGCGAAGGCCCGGCAGGGCGCCAAGTCCAAGACGACGGTCTACACCGTCAAGAAGGGCGACACCCCGGCGAGCATCGCTCGCAAGCGGCGCTGCAAATGGACGGAGATCCGCGACCTCAACAAGGACGTCATCACGAAGGGGGCGAAGCAGGCGCTCCGGGTCGGCTCCCGGCTGCGCGTCCCGGTCCTGCGCAAGCCGGCGCGCAAGAAGCGGACGAGCTCGACGAAGAAGTAGCGTGGCGGCCTCCTCGAGAGCTCTGAAGGACCCCTACCGCTGGCGGGCGAGCTCCTGGGCTACGTCGGCGCAGTGGGCGCGCTGGGAGAACGTAGGGCTCGCGCCCACGCTTGACCTGAGCGACCTCGTCCTCAACTGGACGGACCGCCGCGTCGTCGACCTCGACGCCCGCGGCGCCATCACCAGCATCGAGATTGAGCGCACCGTCGAGGGCGCCTCGACGCTCACGCTCGTCTTGCGCGACCCCGGCGGGCTCCTGTTCTCCACGTGGGCGAAGCGGATGCGCGCGCGGGTCGCCGACTCCAAGAAGGCCCGCAACCGCTCGCCGCGGGAGGTAGACGAGGGCTGGGAGCCGATGCTCGCGCCGGAGCTCATAGGCCGCGCGATGCAAGTGACGCTCGATGGCGCGACGTTCCGGCTCGTCGCCGTCGCCTACGCGCACCAGGGCGAGGAGCTCACGCTGACGTTCGAGGACCGCATCGTCTACCTCCTGCGCCGCAAGAAGGGGGAGCGCCGGGCGTCGAGGGCGAAGGTGACGAGGGCGCAGTTCATCCTCTCCCTCCTCCGTGAGGTCACGCTCATAAAGCCGCCGTTCGTCTGCCCCGACCTCCTCGTCCGCCAGCCCATCGACAACCCCGATAGCGGGGGCTCGAGCCAGCGCGCGGCGCCCAGGAGCTCCACGGCGGCGCTGAGGGCGGCCTCGAGCTCGAGCTCCGCGCTGGCCGACCCCTCCGCGACGGGCGGGTTCGCCTCCGGCGCCAACCTGACCGTCAAGGGGAAGCCGGCGAGCGCCGCTCAGCGCAAGCGGATGGAGGGCATCCTCAGCGAGGCGCAGCGCCTCGACTGCTCCGCCGACGTCATGGCGGCCTGCCTCGCGTGCGCCACCCAGGAGTCCGTCATGGGCGAGCAGGCGGGCCAGACGGGCAACGACGACACCGGGCTGATGCAGCAGGGCCGCAACTGGATACCGGCCGCCGACACGATGAACCCCGGCCTGGTCACCAACGCGTTTTTGCTCTCCGGGACGCCGCAGGCGAAGGGGCATGGGACGGCGCCGGGCTGGCTGAAGAAGCACGGCTCGCTGAAGGCTGTCCCGGGCGGGTTCGAGGCCGCCATCAAGGCCGTCCAGGTCAGCGTCGGCGGCTACGCGCCGTGGGAGGCTGAGAGCAAGCGCGCCGTCCGCGCCTGGGGCGGCTCGCCGTCGGCGGAGAGCGAGGCCGGCGGCGGCGGCACGTACGCAAAGAGCTACCAGTTCGCGCGCGAGGCCGACGAGGACTCCTGGACGGCGATCCAGCGCCTCGCGGAGGAGGTCGGCTGGCGCTGCTTCGTCGTCGGCTCCGCCGTCTACTACATGAGCGAGGAGCAGCTGTTCCGCCGGCGCCCCCGCTACGAGCTCACCGCCGCGAGCGACGCCCTGCTCGACCTGACGTACGACGTCGACTGGGGCAAGCCGGTCAGCGAGGCGACGCTGACGGTCGCTCTCGACCGCTGGGGGGCCCCGCCCGGAGCAGTCATCCTCCTCTCCGGGTTCGGCCCGCCCGACGGCCGCTGGCTGATTACTGGCGTCAGGCGCAACTGGTTCGAGCCTACGGCTGAGGTCACGATCAAGCAGCCCGGCAAGCAGAAGCTCGAGCCCGCCTCTGAGCGCGCCTCGCGGGCCCAGAGCGCCGTCGAGGGCGGCGGCGGCGAGGGCTCCGTCGCCGCCGACGGCTCCGCTACGGGCCGCGCCTACGCGGAGGCGAAGGCCATCAGCGACCGCAACCTCCCCTACATCTGGGGCGGCGGCCACGCGCGGGCGGGGACGGCGGACGCCGGGACGAATACGCCGTCGAAGAACTCCGGGCCGCCCCCGGGCTTCGACTGCTCCGGCTACGTCGTCGCCTGCCTCGCCGCCGCCGGCCTGGGCTTCCGGCCCGGCGCTCCCGGCGCCGGCTCCGGCCAGTTGATGTCGTGGGGGGAGCCCGGGCCCGGCGAGCGGATGACCGTCTGGGCGAACGCGGGCCATACCTTCATCGAGTTCAAGGGCGTCGGCTCCGGCAAGTTCGCAGACACATCCAGGGAGGCGGCGCCGCCGTCCGATCGCGGGCCCCGGCTGAGGACGGGCTCGAGGAGCACCGCCGGGTTCGTCGCCCGCCATTGGAGGGGGACATGACGCCGGCGCTCGACCAGGTCACGGCGCCGCCCCCCCCGGGCCCGGGGGAGACGAACGTCCTCGAGGGCAAGCTGACGCTGCGCCGCGAGGAGCGCTGGGCGGTCGTCGACGGCTCCCAGCAGTTGCTAGGGCCGCTCGTCGGCGGCGAGGCTGCCGTCGCCGGCGACCGCGTCTGCGTCGCTGTCTCCCAGGACGGCACTCCGTTCGTCGTGCACCCCGCCGCGGCCGGCGGCGAGGGGGGCGGCGGCGGCACCGTCATCAGCGGCGAGTGGAACTGGACGACCTCGACCACCGACGCCGCCAACGGCCGCGTCGGCATCAACACCGGCGCGTGGGCTACCGCCACCGTCGTCAACCTGGCGAAGCAGACCGCCTCCGGCGCGCAGAGCAACCTCGCCGCGTTCCAGGCCGGGCAGACGCTCGCCCTCAAGCAGCAGGACGACCCCGACATCTGGGGGAGCTACACCGTCAGCGCTCCCGCCACCGACCACGGCGGCTACGTCAGCATCCCGGTCACGTTCAAGCAGGCCGGCCCCGGCGCGCTGCCCGCCAACAACCGGCAGATGAACGTGTCGGTGTTGGTGCCCGGCGAGCCGGGACCCCAGGGGCCGCCCGGCCCTACGGGGCCCGCTGGCCCGCAGGGGCCGAAGGGCGACACCGGCGCGACCGGCGCGACCGGCGCCACCGGTCCGCAGGGCGCCGTCGGTCCCGCGGGGCCAACGGGCGCTACGGGGCCGCAGGGCCCGAAGGGCGATACGGGGGCGACGGGCCCCGCCGGTCCGCAGGGCCCCGCCGGCGCTCTGGTCGGCGCGCCGATCCCCTGGCTCGTCTCGACCATCCCCAGCGGCTACCTCGAGTTCAACGGCCAGGGGATCACGCAGGCGCAGTACCCGCAGCTATACGCGCTGTTCGGGGCCAGCCTCCCCGACTTGCGCGACAAGTTCCTGATGGGGGCGGGGGCCGCCGCTGTGGGCTCTACGGGCGGCGAGGCGAGCCACACGCTGAGCGCGACGGAGATGCCATCGCATACGCATACCGGCACGACTGGGGCCGCCGACCGAAGCCTCGACCACGCTCACGTCCAATACGGCAATACGATTTACCTCGACCAGGGCGGAGGAGTGGCGGGCATCTCGAACTACTCGATGGTGCGCTGGGCCTGGGTGGCGTCGTTCGGCACCAACGGCGTCGACCGGAGCATCGACCACCTCCACGGTTTTACGACTGCCACCTCCGGGGGCGGGGGCGCGCACGAGAACCGCCCGCCCTACCGGGCGGTGCGCTGGATCACGGTGGCGGCCTGATGGACGACCTCCCGCACCTCGCCTGGCCGGTCCGCGTAGACGGCTCGAGCTACGCCAGCATCCAGCAGGACACAGACGACGAGGTTGCCGCAGCTGTGGCCGTCCTCCTCTCGTTCCGTCGGGGCTGGCGGGCGGAGCAGCCCGACTTCGGCATCACCGACCCAGCGTTCGAGCTCACGCCCATCAACACCGCGGAGATCGAGCGGCAAGTCGGCCTGTATGAGCCCAGGGCGGAGCTCGAGATAACGCTCAGCGACGACGGCCGCGGCGCCCAGCGGGTCCGCATCGCCGCCACCATCGCGGAGGAGGAGGAGTTCTAGCCGTGGCTGAGTACATCGACCTCGACCTCGTCAGCGATACCGACGCCCTGGCGAACGTCGCGTTCTCCTACCTCGAGGGCGCCATCCCCAACTGGGTCGCGCGCCCAGCGAACGTCGAGACGGTCATGCTCGAGGCCGACGCCCAGATGCTCAGCGAGGTCCTCGACCAGGCCTCGCAGGTGCCGCCGGCGGTCTACGCGACGATCGGCCAGACCATCTACGGCATTCCACGCCTCGCCGCTACGAGCGCCGTCGCTACCGCCACCATCACGTGGGCGGCGGATACCCCGGCGGTCATGCTCGACGCCCGCTCCCAGGTCATCGTCCCGAACCCCTCCGGCGACGCCCAGGTCTTCCTCACCGACGACGACGTAGTCGCCATAGAGGGAGGAGGCGAGAGCCGCGTCGGCGTCACGGCGGAGCTCCCCGGGGCGGCAGCCAACGGGAGCTTCGGCGACAGCGAGCTCGCCACCGCCCTCGACGGCGTCGACAGCATCCAGGTCAGCGAGGCGCAGGGCGGCACCGACGAGGAGGACATCGACGACTACCTCGACCGCCTGACGAGCGCGCTTACGCTGCTCGCTCCTCGCCCCATCCTTCCGCAGGACCACGCCACGCTCGCGCTCCAAGTGCCGGGCGTTGGCCGCGCGCTCGCCATCGACCTCTACATGCCCCCGGCGAGCGAGAGCCCCGTCGGCGATACCGACGCCCCGGAGTACAACTCCGCCGGCGGCAGCAACGTCCCGCGCTGCACTACCGTCGCCATAACGGGGCCTGGCGGGGCCGCCCCTGACGTCGGCCTGATGCAGCGGGTCTACGAGAGCCTCGACGCCCAGCGGGAGGTCAACTTCCTCAACTACGTCATCGGCCCGACGTACGCGACGATCGGCGTGAGGGCTACCGTGACGGCGTTCCCGGGGTTCGCGCTGGCGGACGTCGAGGCGGCGGCGGAGGCGATGATGCGCTCCTGGCTGGACCCCGGGCAGTTCGGGACGCTGCCGGGGGCGGCGGAGACGACGTCCTGGGCGCGCGACACGAAGGTTCGCCTGTATGAGGCCGTCGACTACCTCAACCGCGCCAACGGCGTCCACTGGGTCGACTCCGTCGAGCTCACCGCCAACGGCGGCTCCTCCTGGCAGGCGGCCGACATCGCGCTCTCCGGGGCGGCGCCGCTCCCGATGCCCGACGACGCGAACATCCTCATCACCGCGCAGGCGGCGCCGTGAGCCAACTGGGCCAGCCCCCCGACTACTCGCCGCTGGGAGCTCGCCTCGCTGAGCGCCTCGCGCCGCTCGCCCCCGACGACTCGAGCCAGGGCTACGCGCTGGGCCATCTCTGCGAGGCGCTGGCGTCGAAGGCCATCCAGTTGCAGGAGGCGTTCGACCCCGTCGACGCCGCGTCCTTCGAGACGATCTTGGACCCCGCGCGCTGCCCCGCCTGGGCGCTCCCCTGGCTCGCGCAGTTGGCGGGGCTCTCGCTGCCGACCACAGCTGACGAGGCGACTCAGCGCGCGCTCATAACGGCGCTCGCCCCGCAGCGCCGCGGCACCCCGGCGGCGCTCGAGGCCGCGGCGAGCCTCTTCCTGACTGGGAGCAAGACCGTCTTCTTCCGGGAGCGCGACCCCTCCGGCGCCGACCCCCCGTACACGCTCGAGGTCGTCACCGTCGAGAGCGAGACGCCCGACCCCGCCCAGGTGCTCGCCGCCCTGATGGCCGCGAAGCCCGCCGGCATCGTCCTGACGTACCGCTCCGTGCTGGGCTGGGACTACCAGGCGATGACGGATGAGGGCGCGAGCTCCGCCTGGACGTATGCGAGCCTGCCGCCCATCTTCCCGACGTACCGCGCCATGACAGAGAACTCTCGAGGAGGCCCCTAGATGTCCGGCCCGTCTGGCTCCACTCCCGTCCTGGGCCTTCCGTACCCGACGCCCGACGACAACGTCGACGTCCCCCGCGACATCAAGGCGCTCGCGGACGCCATCGCCGGCCAGGGCGGAGCCCCCGGCCTCATCTACGTCGGCGAGATCCGCTGGATGGGGATGCTCGTGGCGCCGGCGGGCTGGCTCGCCTGCGACGGAGCGGCCGTCTCGAGGACGGGCTCGTTCGCACGGCTGTTCGCCGCCATCGGCACCAACTACGGGGCCGGCGACGGCACGTCTACGTTCAACGTCCCCGACCTCCGCGGCCGGGCGGCCATCGGGGCGGGCCAGGGCGTGGGGCTCTCAGCGCGCGCGATGGGGGCCCGGGTGGGCGCGGAGACGGTCTCGCTCGCCGCGATGCCCGCCCATAACCACGGCGGCCTGACAGGCAACGACTCCCCCGACCACAACCACAACTACGAGACGTACACGGCGACCAACCAGGCGCAAGCCGCCGTCAACGCGGACCGCTTCGGCCTCTCGATCAGCGCAGAGGGGGCGCGCACCTCCTACGGCGCGAACCAGCGCCACAGCCACAGCATCCCCTCGCAGGGCTCCGGGGCGGCAGACGGCAACATGCCCCCCGCCCTCGTGATCCCCGCCTACATCTACGCAGGAGCGTGAGCATGACCGTCCAGGCCTCCATCGCCATCAATTACGTCGCCGACTCCGCCGCGGACGTCGAGGCGCTCGTCGCCGGCCTCTCCCTGCCGGAGGGCGCGTTCGTCTCCGCAAGCGTGGTCGAGCAGGTCGTCCAGGGAACAGTGCAGAGCGGAGCCGTCGCCCCGATTGAGACGGCAATGCCGGCGCCGGAGCCAACCCCGTAGGAGAGAGGAGTTCAGCATGACCGAAGAGCCGCAGGCCCCGCAGGAGGAGCCCGACGAGGGCGCCGCCGACAAGCCCGATGAGGGCGAGCTCGAGCAGGACCGCCAGCAGGGCGAGACGAGCGAGGAGCCCGACGAGCCGGCCGGCGACGACGAGGGCGACTCCGGCAGCGCTGAGGAGCCGGCCGGCGAGGAGTAGGCCCGTGGGCTCCTACTCCGGCCTCGACAAGGCGCAGCGCATCCGTTGCCGCGACCGCGCCTGCCAGGCGGCGTGGCTGCTCTACAACCACCGCGGCGCCGTCCACTACACGCAGGGCGCTCGCCGCTGGGAGGGCATCCGCTCAGGCCGCAACGCCCGGAAGGGGCAGTTCCCGGCCTACTGCGACTGCTCGAGCTCGAGCACGTGGTACCTCTGGAACGGCCTGTATCTGGGGTTCGGGATGGGCGACGTCGTCAACGGCCTGGGCTGGCGCGCCGGCTTTACCGGCACGCTGCGCAAGCACGGCAAGGTCGTCAAGGACCACGACAACATCCTCCGCTGCGACCTCGTCCTGTACGGCAAGCCGCCCAACGGCTCGCACGTCGCGATGGTCGTCTCGTTCAAGGGCTCGAGGCCCTACGTCATCAGCCACGGCTCTGAGGCGGGCCCGCTGTTTCTGCCCTACGACTACCGCTCCGACGTCCTCGAGGTCCGGCGCTACATCTGAGAGGAGGCTCTCATGGCCCAGAACGGCAGGCTCCCCGACTCCGACCTCGCCGACATCCCCGGCGGCCGGTTGCGCAAGGACGCCGCCGCCTCCTGGCTGCGGCTCCGCCAGCGCATCGGCAAGGAACAGGGCGTCTGGATCTGCCCGACGAGCTCGCGCACCGCCTACCGGCCCTACGCCGACCAGCAGTACTTCTGGAACCTCTACCAGTCGGGCAGGGGGGCGCTCGCCGCGAGGCCCGGCACCAGCAACCACGGATGGGGCATCGCCGTTGACCTGCCGACGCCGGCGATGCAGGCCGCCGTCCGCCGCTACGGGGCGGAGTACGGGTGGGGCATCCGCGGCGGCGGGCCCTGGACCGACGCCCCCTCTGAGGCGTGGCATACGACGTACAACCCCGACCGCGACCGCCACCGCGGCGAGAGCCCTCGAGCTCGCCCGAAGCCGCACCCCCGCACGTACCTCACCGGGGCGGAGAAGGCGGCGCGCGACACGCTCGTCAAAGAGCGGCGCATCGCCAAACGCCACGGCGGGTGGGAGAAGGTCGACAAGAGCCATCTCGAGCGCGCCTCGCGCGCGAAGAGCAAGCTTGCCGTCCAACTGCGCCAGATCCGGGAGGCCGCCGCGAAGAGCGGCTGGGGCCAGATGCACCGGAAGGAGCGCGCCGACTACATCAAGCAGCTGATCGGAGCCTGAGCCGTGAGCGAGCAGGAGCAGCAAGGCGAGGAGCCGGCGGAGGAGGCCTTCCCGCCCCCGGATGCCGGCAACCCCGACATCGCCGACGAGCCCGACGACGCGTTCGACGACGACGCCGGCGACGACGACGAGGCGCCCCTCGAGGGGGAGCCCCCAGCGGAGGAGGAGCCGTGAGCGAGACGCCAGGGCAGAAGGCGGCCGGCGGCGCCCAGCAGATAAGCGTCGTAGCGACGGAGCTCGAGGCCGTCGTCAAGTCGGTCCCGCAGTCCGCCATCCCGGGCGGCCTCAACAAGGGGCGGCTCGTGGCGGGCCTGGGCGCACTGGCCGGCATAGCGGCAGCGCTGGCGCCGGCGCTCGCCAACCTCGACATCACATCGACGGTCGGCGTCATCGGCGGCGTCGGCGCGCTGGCCGCGGCCGTCGTCAAGTGGCTGGACGGCTGGCAGAAGTACGAAGCCGACGTCCGCGACCCGACGAAGTTCAACGAGCCCGCGCCGTGAGCCGGTGCCGCTCGCCGCTACGTTCGCGGACTCCGCTGCCGGGCTGCTCACCGCGATGGCGGGCCTGGTGGGCGCCTGCGTCGCCGCCTACAAGCTCCTGAAGCCGTCGCCGCCGGCGGAGGAGGAGGAGGGGCCCGTTGATGCTCCCGCGCACCCCATGACGGTCCAGGACGAGCTCCACGCCCACATCAGCGACTTGCGCTCCTCGCTGGCCGACTGCCGCGCGACCGTCCTCGCTCTCCGCGGCCGGCTCGACCGCGCCACGCTGGGGGGCTCGAGCATGGACCGCGGGCCCGGCCCCAACCCACCCACCGACTGGCTCTCCCGATGACCCGCGCGCTCTGGCTCGTCGTCCTCTATGCCGGCCTCATCGGCGTCGGCGCCGGTACCGCGGCCGTCATGGCAGCCAACGCGGGCCCGGGGTCGCAGCGCGCCTCCGCGCAGACGCCGCCCGTCGCCATCGGGCCCCCGGGCCCGCAGGGGGAGCAGGGGCCGAAGGGGAGCCGGGGCGCCGCCGGCGCCAGGGGCCCTACGGGGCGTTCTGGGGCGTCGGGCCCGACGGGGGACCCAGGGCCCGCGGGAGCGGCCGGCAACGCGGGAGCGGCGGGCCAGCGCGGCGCGCGGGGGCTCCGGGGCGTGGCCGGCCAGACCGGGGCGCAGGGCGAGACGGGGGCGGCCGGCCAGGACGGCGCTACCGGCGCTCGAGGCGCGACGGGAGCGCAGGGAGCGACGGGGGCAGTCGGGCCGCCCGGCGCGCAGGGCCCGCAGGGGGAGCGCGGCGAGCCCGGAGCTCCTGGCCCGCAGGGGCCGCCCGGCGCGCAGGGCCCGCAGGGACCACCGGGCCAGGGCGACAACGGCCAGGGGTTCAACTGCCCGCCCGGCTCTACCCGCACGACGATGGACATCCACCAGCGCAACCCGGAGGCAACGGCTACGGTCGTCGTCTGCCTCGTGGCATCCGCCCCATAGAGCGCGCCGGCCCGCAACGGGTAGCATCGATGCGTCGACGTAGCGCCAGCGCTCGAGGGCCGGGGCCTCATACTCGCCCCGCGAAGGACCCTCTCTGGGGAACACTTCGGGTACAGCGAGTCTCCCGGCTCGTCAAGACCTTCGCGCCTCGCTCCGCCGTCATTGGCCGCCGGCGCCGCCGCCTTCCGGGAGGGGCGGCACGCTGGCGTTCTCCGTTCCGCTCCTCCACGCGCTAGGCTCGCCCGTCGTACCCGAACCTCGAGGGAGGAGCAGGATGACTGACGTCCAAGTCGTATCGCCAGACGAGGCCGCGCTCCGCCGGCGCCGCTACGACTACGAGCCGGAGCAAGTCCGCCTCATCAAGGCCACCGTCGCGGAGGGCGCCACCGACGCGGAGCTAGGGATGTTCCTCGAGCTCGCTGCCCGGTACGGCCTCGACCCGTTCGCGCGGGAGATCTGGTGCGTCAAGACGGAGCGCAAAGACGGAGGGACCGGCCGGCTGCTCATCATGGTCGGCCGCGACGGCCTGCGGAAGCTCGCGCGGCGAGCTCATGCCTCCGTCGACGGCGACATCGTCCGCGAGAACGACTCCTTCACCGTCGACCGCTTGAAGGACGGGACGCGGGAGATCGAGCACGGCTACAACGGCTCGCAGAAGGGGCGGGGCCAGATCGTGGGCGCCTGGTGCGAGGTGCGCACCGCCGACTCCTACGGCTACTTCTACGCGCCGCTCGAGGAGTACCTCCCCACCAGCGAGGCGAAGCTGAAGTACTCGCCGTGGGGGTCGCAGCGCTCCGTCATGATTCTCGCCGCCGCTGAGCGCCAGGCGCTCCGGATGGCGATCCCGCTGTCTGGCGTCGTTGTCGAGGGCGAGGTCGAGCTCAACGAGGAGCGCGCCGCCGGCGAGGTCAGCCTCGACGTCGACATCGGCTGGCCCTCGAGCGAGGCCCGCCAGGAGCTCGAGCCGCTGTTCGCCGCCATAAACGCCGCGGCCCCCAACTCCTACAGCCCGGGCTCCATCGACTTGCTCGTCCGCGGCCAGGACGCCGTCATGGTCGCCGCGCTCGCCCGGCGCCTCGAGGGCGAGCTCGCCACTCTCGTCGCCTCTCCCGACGGGGGGCGCGAGGAGGTAGCAGATGCCGTAGTTGTGGAGGAGACGCCGGAGGAGCCGCAGGCTGCCCCGCCTGGGCCCGATTCGGCGCCAGTGCCTCCGGAAGGGACGACGGAGCCTCCGGCCCCGCCGGCTCCCCCTCCGGCGGGTGCTGGGGGGCCGCTCGAGGCGCTGTTTGCGGCGCAGGAGGAGGCGCGCGCGCAGCCCGCGCGCGAGGAGGAGCCGCCGGAGTCGACGGTTCCGCTGGGCGTCGAGATCGGGGAGGAGGAGCCAGAGCCGCCGGCGGAGGAGCCCGCGCCGTCTGAGCCAGAACCGCCCCCGACGGAGCCGGAGCCGGGGCCGGCGCCAGAGCCGGAGCCGGAGGAGCCGCAGCACCCCCTCGAGCCGGAGCAGCCGCCCGCGGCGGAGGACCCCGACGCGCCGACTGAGCTCCCAGAGCTCGAGCCCGCCGCCTCCTCCGTCCCGGAGGCCAACCTCGAGGAGCTCAGAGCCGACCTCGCCTACTGGCAGGACGTCAAGGCAGACCCGGAGTACCTCGAGGGGCAGGGCATGAGCGTCGACGAGGTCGACTCCAACATCGCGGAGCTCAGGGCCGCCATCGACGCCTACGAGAGTCGGGCATGAGCGCCGTGGCGACCGCGAGGCCCTCGAGCTCGCTCGAGATGCCAGGCGACGGCACCGACGGCCTGTACCGCCAGAGCGTTCTCGCCTCCTGGGACAACTGCCCGCTGGCGACCAAGTGGCGGCTCGAGAGCCCAGACATCCAGGGCCCGGAGGCCGCGGCCGGCACGCTTATGCACGCGACGTTCGCGGAGGCGCTGAGAACGATGCGGCGGGAGCGCGAGCCGCGCATCTCGCCGGAGGACTGCCTCGCCATCCTCAACGAGCAGATGGTGGCGCCAGGCGCCCCGCATGTGCCGGCCCGGTACCTCCGCAACGTACGGGTCGCCTGCATCAAGTGGGCGCTCAACAACTCCTGGACGATCGAGCACCTCGTCCAGGTCGAGCACCGCCTCTACGCCGACCTCTACCTCCCGCACACGGGCGAGGTCGTCCAACTGACGGGCCAGCCCGACGCCCTGCTCGCAGACCCGCCCGGCGGCGGCATCGTCCTCGACTACAAGCTGACGTGGGCGGTCCCGCCGAAGAGCGCCATCAGCGAGCGCGGCTACTTCCAGCAGAGGAGCTACGGCTACCTCGTGCTGAAGACGTACCCGGGCCTCGAGCGCTGCACGCTGCGGGAGCAGTACCCGCTCGTCGACGAGGTGCGCGAGGCAACGCTCTACCGCGGCGACCTCGAGGAGGTCGAGGCTGAGCTCCTCGCCGGCATCGCCGGCCTCGAGGAGGCGAAGGCGACGGGCCGCTGGGAGCCGCAGCCCGGCGCCCACTGCCGCTACTGCCCGCGTCCCGCCCACTGCCCCGCCAGCCGGGAGCAGCGAGGCGCCGGCGGCATCAGCAACCTCGAGGTCGCCCAGAACTGGGCGGCGGAGTGGGTGGTCGCCGATGCGGTCAAAGAGCGGCGGACGAAGGCGCTCAAGGCCTGGGTGAGCGACAACGGCCCCATCGTGGTCCGCTCCGACCGCGGGGAGGCGGTGCTGGGCTGGAAGGTCAGCCGCAACCTCGAGGGGTACGCGACGGGCCGGCGCTTCGGCCTGCACAAACTGGCCGACGACGCAGAGATCGAGGGGATGACGAATGGCTGAGCTCGAGAAGGGGCATGAGGGGCCCGCGTGGGCGAAGGGGTACTCCGTCGAGGAGCTCAAGCGTATGACGTCAGTCTTCGCGGAGCATGACGCCGGGATGATCCACGGCGGCTTCGGCCGCTTCAGTGAGGTCGACCTCGTCGGCGCCCTCGAGGAGGGCCGCATCGCCTGGGGCCCGCCGGCGGAGGACGGCCGGCCGCTCTGGGCGCTCGTGGCGCGCGCGATGCAGCGCCGGCAGGGCGTCAAGGACTTCACCGGCTCCGCGCGCCTGCGCCTCGAGCCTGGCATGGGGCATGTCAGCCGCGTCGCCTGGCAGGGGCATACGCGCGAGGAGGGCTGGCTGGCCGTGGCCGCCACGCTCGCCGGCGCTCGCCGGCGACTCGCGCTTGAGCTCTGGCAGGAGCACCCAGGGGAGCGGCTCCTCGCCGACGCCCTCGAGCTCGCGCTCGCCGCCGTCAAGATTGCGGCGAGCTCAGAGATGCGGGGCGTCTACGTCCCCCGCGACCTCGCGCCGCCCCCGTACCCGCAGCACCAGGCCGTCGGCCTCGCGCGCCTCGAGCGCATCCTCTCGCCGGCCGCGCTCTCCGCGCTCGTCGCCCAGGTCGAGGCCCTCGACGGCGGCTACGCGCAGCACTACTCCTCCTACAACAAGGGCGGCTCCTGGGCGGCGCTCAGCCTGCGGGGCTTCTACGACGACCCCGCTCGCATCGAGAAGCCGGCGGAGATGAACCGCAAGTGGAAGCGCGAGCACCCCGCCGACCTCGAGCTCGAGCCGCGCGACACGCCGCTGCGGGAGCAGCTGAAGGCGGTCGAGCCCATCCTCGCCGCCCTCCCCTGCGAGCAGTTCGAGCGCATCAGGCTGATGAGCCTGGCGCCTGGCGGCGGCGAGCTCGAGCGCCACGCCGACATCACCGACGCCGACGCAGGGGCGGAGCCCGGCCGGCTCGTCCGCCTCCACATCCCGCTCGTAACGAACCCGGAGGTCGTCTTCCGCTCCTGGGACCTCAACGGCGTCCCGCGGAGTCTCGTCATGCGCCGCGGCGGCGTCTACTTCCTCGACGTCCGCAAGCCGCACACCGCCGTCAACGGCGGGGAGAGCCAGCGCATCCACCTCGTCGCCGACGCCATCGCCACGGACGAGACGGTCGCCGCGCTGGCCGCGGCGGAGGAGGCGCTCCCCGACCACGCCCAGCATGGCGCGTAAGCGGCGCTGTCTGCGCTGCGGCGAGCGGCGCTGGTGCCAGGAGCACCACGTCGTCTGGGAGCAGCACGGCGGGACGACGGACCCCCGGAACCTCGTCTCGCTCTGCCTCGAGTGCCACTACGGCTACCACGCGAGGAGCAAGCGCATCCGCGTCGACCAGTTGCCGGAGCGCTGCCTCGACTACGCGTTCGAGCGGCTGGGCCCGCGCGCCTACTCCTACCTCTCGCGCCGCTACGACGGCCCCGACCCACGCCTCGAGCTCCGGCTCGCCTGGGCGGAGGAGGAGCTCGAGCGGCTCCCCGACCCCGGGGGCTAAGGGCCCCGGCAGCGCTGCCGATATAGCTAGTACAATGCAGCGCGTACCCGAACCCCGAAGGAGCCCCGCTATGCCCCGCCCGACCGACGCCCCCGCCGCCCCGATCATCTTGGTGACGACGGCGCACCCCAGCCTGCACCAGCACCCCGGCCCGAACGGCGAGGCCGTCCACCCGCGCCTGGGCCGGCTGCTACAGCCCCGCCACCTCTCGAGCGTCGAGCTCACCGCGGAGGCCGGCATCCCCTGGGCCGCCGACAACGACTGCTTCCAGGGCCTCGATGAGCGCAAGTTCGTCAACATGCTCGACCGCCTCGAGGGGCTGCCGGGCTGCCTGTTCGTCTCCGTCCCCGACGTCGTAGGCGACGCCGCCGCTACCCGCGAGAGCTTCGACCGCTGGGCGCCTGAGCTCGAGCGCCGCGGCCTGCCGCTCGCCTTCGTCGCGCAGGACGGCCTCGAGCTCTCAGAGCTCCGCGAGCTCGCGCCGCGCCTCGAGGCGCTGTTCATCGGCGGCAGCACGGAGTGGAAGGAGGGCCCGGAGGCCGCGGAGCTCGCCCGCGAGGCGAAGCGCCTGGGGCTCTGGGTCCACTGGGGCCGCGTCAACACGAAGCGCCGCTTCGACCTCATCGTCGCTACCGGCGCCGCCGACTCCTTCGACGGGAGCAAGTGGGCGCGCTTCCGCAAGACGTACCTCGACGGCGGGCTCGCCTGGGTCGACCGCGCCGCTGAGGCGCGCCGCCTGCACCTCGCCGGCCAGCGCTCCGGCCTGACGCGCGCGATCGCGAACCTCAACCGCGCGCTCGAGCTCGAGGCGCCGGCCGCCCGGCTCGAGCTCCACCGCGAGCTCGTAGAGCGCGCGCTGGCCCGCACGGAGGTGGCGGCATGAGCGAGGAGAGCATCCGCATCGCGCTGCGGCGCGACGACGACGAGTGGGGGGCCCGGGTCGTAGACGCCACGGGCTCCCCCGGGGGCTCCGCCAGCGCAGAGCTCGCCGGCCGGGAGTTCATCGGCGGCGGCCCCGCCGACGCCCTCGAGCGGCTGGGGCAGGAGCTCGACCTCCTCGAGGTAGCCCGCATCCGGCGGGAGCGGGGGCTCTGATGGGCGCGCGCGAGAACCGCGAGCGGCTGCTCGCGATGACGGCGGAGGAGATGGAGCCCGCCATCGCCCGCATGACCGACAGCGAGGTAGCGCTCGAGCTCGCCCGCCAGATGCGCGAGGAGGGGCTCGAGGCGCCTCCGGCGCCGCCCCCGCCGCTCAGCGACCGCGGGGAGTTCCTGCGGCGCTGGCATAGCGGCGAGACGGGCTGGCCGCGCTAGGAAGCCTGCGGCCTAGGGGTAGGCCGCGGGGGGAACGGGTAGAGGGCGGCGCGCCTGGGGGGAGCGCCGCCCTCGCCGTTTCCGGCCGCTTGCAAGCGGCAGCGCGGGGGAGTAGCGTCGCTCGCGTACCCGGGGCCCCAGGCAGGCCGGCGGGGCTCCTGAACCGACGAGTGCGGCATAGCGCCGCGAGAGGGAGGTGGGGAGTTGATGCTCCCGGACACCTTTGACGTCCTGAAGGCCGCGAGGCTCCTGAACGAGGAGCGGAGGGCGAGGGCCATCGCGCACGAGTTGGTGGCGCGCGCGGTCGGCGACATCGGCGACATCGATGAGCAGGCGCTCATCGCCGACGAGATGCGCGTCTCTCTCGTCGCCGACGACTACGACGCGGAGGTCGCGGAGGACCTCAACGGCATCATGACGGAGGACACCAGGCCGGCGGGCCCCGTCTACCGCGCGCTCGAGGACTTCCCCACGGAGAACGGCGGCTACTCGCTGTGCTCCGCGAGCGTCCAGCGCCGCGTGCAGACGGCCGACGGCGGCTCTGTGGTGGTGCGCAAGACGGCGCGGTTCGCCTCCTGCGAGCCCAGCATCGTCGCGGCCTTCAGGCTCCGCCCGGTCCTCGAGCGCGCGGCCAGGGCGGCGGAGCTCGCGCAGGGCCGCATCGCCGACGACCTGCGGCGCAACCCGGCGCTGGCGGCCCACGTGCCGCCGATGATCGCCGACGCCCGCAACAGCATCGACCGGGCCCTGCCGCGGCCCCAGGGCCAGTGAGGAGCGCAGAGGAGAACGCCCGGGAGTTCGGGGCGCTCTCCCGCCAGGGCAAGGACGTCCGCCTCGCGCTGCTCGTCGCCTGCTCCGTCGAGAAGGACCAGGGCCGCGGGAATCGGCTCGATCGCGCCGAATCGAAGGTGAGCGCTACGGCGTTCGCCCGCGAGGCGGGCACGTCGAAGGATCGCATCGTCCGCCACCTCGAGGCCTGGGAGCGGCTGTTCGAGCTCGAGCTCGTCCGGCCCGCCCAGGACCTCGTGCCCGCCGACGCGGAGGGCTACGACGTCAGCGAGGCCGCCGTCGCTGCCTTCTCTGGGGTCTACGACGCGCGGCAGACGAAGGGCCTCCCCGCGGCTCCGGCGGTGGGCGAGGCCCTGCGCAAGCCGGAGACGCGCTCGAGCCTCCTCGCCGGCATGAGCAACGAGGAGCGCGGCGCGCTCGCCGCTGAGGCCATCGGCGGGAGCGCCCAGCGGGCGGAGATGGCGATGGCCGCGAGCCCGAAGGCCAATAAGGCGATGCGGAAGGCGGCCGACGAGGAGGAGGCCCGCCAGCACCAGGCCAGGAGCGCGCGGGGGCGCAGCAACGCCTCGCACGCCCAGGCCACGACCATCGCTCAGCGGTTCTGGTCGATCACCGGGCAGATGACGGAGTGGGCGCGGGCCCTCATGTGGCTCCGCGAGAACCGCGCGCACCTCGAGGCGCTGACGCCCTGGCAGCGGAAGGAGATCCTCGACGGGCTGGTGCATCTGCGCGAGCAGGTAGAGCTCACGGAGCAGTTCTTCTCCGGCGAGGAGGAGGACATCCTCGAGGGCCGCGAGTCGGCCCCGCGGCGCGAGCTCAGCGCGTAGCAGCGAGGCAGGGCCGCCGGCGCGGGGGAACCGACGAGGGAACCCAGCCCGGCGGCCCCGCCCCAGCCTACGCTCGCGCGCGGCGCACGTATGTGGGCCGGACGTGGAGGCGGAGCTTCCAGCGGACGACCTTGCCGTTCTCGCGGACGGGGACGTAGGAGTAGCGCTGCGGCAGCGCTGAGACCTCGAGCAGCACCTCCTCGCCCGGCGCGAGCATCCCGTCGAGCGGGACGGCCGCGCTCATCAGCGAGACCTCCGCCTCGATTGCTCCGCGCGCGAGCGTCCCCAGGTTGAGCGTCAACTGGCCGTCGCCCTCGAGCGGCGGGACGGGCGGCGGCTCCGGGACCTCCGGGCCCCCTCCGTTCAGGGCTGCGGCCTGCTCTGCGATGCTCTCCACGACGGCCTCCTGGGCTAGGGGTACGCCGCGAGCCTATATAGGCTGCCGGCCTGTACCCGAACTCAGGAGGCCCATATGCCCGTCCGCTTGTTCCGCGTCGAACCGCTCCGCGGCCGGCTCGTCCCCACGAGCCACTGGCTGCTCGTAGCGCGCGCGAGCGCCGCCCTCGAGAGCCACCCCGACGAGCTCCTGCGCATCCCCGTCGCCCACCAGGCTGAGCTCTTCGCGCTCCCGACGGAGAGCGGCGTCGGGCCGGAGGAGCGCCTCGAGCAGGCGCGCCGCGTCCTCGACTGGTGGCCGCCGGAGCTCCTCCTCGAGGCGTCGCGTATCGAGGTCCCCTGGCACCTGCTCTATGAGCCGACGCGCTGGGACGACGTCGAGCACCGCGAGGTCTGGAAGTTCGTCGACGCCTACCGCCAGACGCGGGGCCGCTGGCCCTCCGTCGGCGCCCTGCGGGAGCGCTTCGGCCGCCGCCACAACCACCCCGTCCGCGTCCCGCCCGGCCAGAGCGAGCTCCTCTAGCTTCCCACCTAGTAGAGTCGGGGGCCTGTACCCGACCGCCCTAGGAGGGCCTGCCATGACTGCCGCAGTAACGCTCCCGCTCGATGAGATCGAGCTCGCCCGCTACCGCTTCGAGAAGGGGGGGCGCCGGCTGACGGCCGTCGCCGTCTACGTCGCCATCGCGGAGCTCGCCGCTCTGGGAGAGGAGGCAACCAACGACTCCATCGCTGAGCGCGCCGGCGCCAGCGCCCCGACCGTCTACAACTACCTCTCGCCGCTGACGGAGGCCGGCATCGTCGACGTCGAGAAGCCGCCGCGCGGGCCCTGGCTCTACCGGCCCGCCGCGCCGCAGGCCGGGGAGGTCGACGGCCTGCGAGGCGAGAACCGCGCGATGCGCTCGCTGCTCGACGACCTGGGCGTGACGCCGGCGCAGATCAGGGCGAGGCTCGAGGCATGAGGGACTACGAGAGCCGCGACCTCGAGGCCGCCGCCCGCCTCGCGCGCGAGGATGAGCTCCCGCCGGAGCCTGAGCGCCCCACGCCCGGTGAGCTCGCCCAGGACGAGGCGGAGTGGCGGCTCTGGCTCGACCTCTGGCGCAAGCGGCAGGAGGCCGGCCGTGGAGCTTCCTGACCCCCGCGCCTGCCGCTCCTGCGGCGCCCCGATCTATTGGGCGGAGACGGAGGCAGGCAAGCGGATGCCCGTCGACGCCGACCCCTCGCCGGCCGGCACATGCGCGCTCGCTCTTCGCGAGGGCCGCATTGTCGTCGGCGTCCTGACCGACCACGCCCTCGACTTTGCCCGCCGCAACGGCCGGCCGCTGAGGACCAGCCACTTCGCCACATGCCCCGACGCCGCGGGCTGGCGGGGCAAGCCCCGGGGGGCGGCATGACGCGCCGCTACCGCGACTCCCGCCACCGCCAGGCCCGCCAGTACCACCGCCCCCGCAGCACCCCGCTCGTAGAGGAGGAGCGCCCCGCGCTCGAGGGCCGCGAGCTCTGGGCGGCAGCCATGAAGGGCGACCCCCAGGACCCGACCTGCCTCGCCGCCCTGCTCTCCGTCATCAGCGTCCTCGACGGCCACCTTATGCACCTCGTCATGGCCGTCCAGGACGCCGCCGGCTCCGGCGCCGCCGTCGAGGAGGCGTGGGCTGAGCTCGAGCTCGAGGACGACGTCCGCATCCTGCGCCTCGCCGTCGAGGTCCTCTCAGAGCGCGCGCGGCTGCTCGTAGACGCCCTGGGCATCAGCACGGAGGACTGGGGGACGTGAGCACCATGTTCGCGTCAGCTGCCGGATGGCAGAAGCTCCCCGTCCCGCCCGGGCTCGCCGGCCTCTACCCGCCCGCCGCGCGCGTAGGCCCCCGCGCCTACTGGCACCCCCGCCGCAGGCTCTCCGCGTTCCTGACCTACGACGAGATTGCCCGCGGCGACATGCGCTGGCACATCAGCCTCCGCTACGGGGAGGAGGGGCTCGACGGCCGCATCCCCACATGGGAGGAGCTCGTCATCGCCTGCCATGACCTGCGGCCGGGCGTGCCGTTCGCGCTGGGCATCCCGCCGCGCTCCTGGTGGCTGAACGTCCACCCCCACGTCCTGCATCTCTGGGAGCTCGCCGACGGCCCGCTCATCGCGCAGTGGCGGGCGGAGCGGCAGGCCGACCGCCCGACGTAGCCGCTCAAGAGGCCCGCCCGCGGCGCCGATGTACCTAGTACAATGCTCCGCGTACCCGAACCCCCCGCCCCCGCCGGGCGGGCCCTACCCCAGGAGGACAGCATGACCTACGAACTGAACCCCGCCCAGGAGCGCGAGGCCGCCGCTGAGGCCGCCCGCGCCGCCGCCGCTGAGCGCGAGCTCGAGCGCGAGGCCGCCCTGATCGAGCGCTGGCACGTCGCCGGCCTCAAGGGCGAGGGCCCCCTCACCCGCGAGCAGGCCGCCGCAGAGGCCGCCTACGCGCGCTACCTCGAGGAGGAGGAGCGCGAGGAGGAGGCGCGCCGCCGCGCCGGCGGCCGGCGCATCTGCCCCGCCTGCGGCAGCCGCTCGCTCGCCTCGAGCACCGTCGCCACCTACGGGGGCGGCCTGCCCGGCTCTGAGTACAGCGAGCTCCTCACCTGCGAGCGGCCCGCCTGCGGCTACCGGAGCCTCTGAGCATGAGCGCCCCTACTACCGCCCGCGAGGCCCGCGGCCTGCACCGCAAGTGGAGCGCTCGCCTCGAGCTCTCCGGCGGCGCCGCCGGCGCCAGCGAGATGCTCGACGCCCAGCCCTGCCGCTGGGACACGCTGGCTGAGGTAAGCAAGGCCGCCATCGCGGAGGCCGCGGAGTACCTCCGCGCCGGCCTCGCCCTCGAGGCCCGCGTCATCCTCGACAAGCGCCTGGCCGCCTGGCCGGAGCCCCGCGAGGACCGCCAGACCGCCTACCTCTGGCTCGAGCAGGGCCAGGTCTACATCCAGCGCTAGGAGAGCGCCAGCCATGAACGAGACCGACATCCGCCAGGCCCTCGAGCTCGCCCTCTGGGGCGAGGACCTCGAGGAGGCGCTGGGCGATACCGCCCCCCGCGACATCCGCTCCTTCGGGGACGCCGGCGTCTTGACCCGCAACGAGGGGCTGGTACTCCGCCTCTCCGACGGCTCTGAGTTCCAGATCACGGTGGTGCAGAGCCGATGATCCTCTCCCGCGCTCAGATCGCCTACCTCGCGGGCCTCGCCCAGATGTACGGGGAGGCCCACGTCGGCGACCAGGACTGCGACGGCTCCGTGCTCATGGGCCCGCCCGGCGACGAGCTCGAGGCTGTCGAGGCCTGCCGCTGGGTCCGCCCCAACGGCACGTTCGACGCGGAGCCGCTCGAGCCCAGGCCCGGCGGCCTCGCCGCCCGCCTCCGCGAGGAGGAGCAGCGCCGCGACGCCCTCGAGGGCCGCCGATGAGCGAGCTCCCCGGAACCCGCCCCCTGGGCCGCTCGTTCTACGGCCTCGAGGAGCCCGCCGGCGAACCCTGCGAAGTCTGCGGGGAACGCCCCGGCCGGCCCCAGCAATGCCCAGGCGACCGCGCCTACCACCGCCACGGCCGCGTCCATACCCTCGACGACGGGCTCCTCTGGGTCTGCGAGCTCTGCCTCCCCGCCATCGCGGAGGCCTGGGAGCGCCGCCGATGAGCGACGACATCCGCGAGCTCCGCCTCCGCTACTCCGTCGAGGGGATGGTCCGCCTCATCGCCTACCTCGACAACATGCGCCTGGGCGAGCTCCCCGACCACGTCGCGCTGTTCATCGCCCACGCCAGCAACGCCGCCAACTGGCACCCCCTCGAGCCAGGAGAGGAGGTGAACGAATGAACCTCGCAGAGTACGTCAGCGACTACCTCGCCATCCCAGAGGCCGCCGCCGACTCCGACGCCGACATCGCCTCCGCCTACCTCGAGCAAGCAGAGCCAGAGCTCTCCAACGACGAGCACCTCAGGCGCACGATGGAGCTCGCCCCGGAGGTCCGGTACCTCCGCGCCTGAACGAAAACTGCGCTGAGAGCGAGATGACGCAGAGGGCCCGCTTGCCAGGAGGCAGGCGGGCCCCATACGTTCATGCGTGCCAATGCAGGAGGCCAGAGCCTAGCGCGCGTACCCGGCGGAACAACCGCCCAGCGGCGCTACGGGGCCCGGCGACTGGGTGGAGAGCAGGCTAGAGCTCACGCCCTCTGAGCAGCGCCGCCGGCGAGAGGGAGAGGCCCCCAGCCGTCGGAGGAGCGGCCCCCCACCTCCCGCGAGCTCGTAGTTCTTGATGGGGGGCGGCACTGGTGGGCGGGGTGGTGGGGAACCTGGGCAGATGAGCCCAGTGCAGAGGCTCCGCTCCTCCTAGCCGCAGCAGGCCCCGCAGAGTGGGCAGTAGGCGCCGGAGCCCTAGGGAGGGACGGAGGCCCACAGTCGCGCGCGCGCGCACGCGCGAGGCCCGGGAGGGCTTCCTCCACACGCTGGTGTGGAGAACGGGCCATCCCGCAAAGACGGCAGAAAACGGCGTGCCGGAGCTCGAGCTCGCGCGCTAGGTTCGAGGGCGGCCCGATCCCCGTTCCCCCTACAGGGAGGAGCTTCCCCAATGCCGGAGCAACTCGCTCTCGTTCCTGCCGGCCCGCGACTCGTATTCCGCCAGCGCGTCGTCCCGGAGCGCCGCCTCGCGGACGCCCTCTACCTCCTCGAGACGTTCAACCGCACGATGGGGACGCGCCTGACGCCCCTGCGGCGGAGCGGGGCGCCGTCGCCGGCGCTCTCCCGCATCCTGGGCGCCCTCTCCGACGTCTGGCCGCCGATCACGCTCAGCGAGGGCGTCGCGATGATCGAGGCCGCGGCGCGCCGGCCGTGGTGGAACGGGACGCCCTCCACTGGCGTCGTGTTCGGGCGGGGGGCCGTCGACCAGGCCCGCGAGCAGGCTCGAGCTCGCCCAGCCGTCGAGCGCCCCCGGACGCCCCGCGAGGAGGGTGCCGCCATCTCCGCCGCCTGCCTCGCCCAGTTGATGCGATGACGGAGCAGGGGTGGGCGGCCACGCTGCTCGTCCTCAACGAGGCGTGGCGGCCAGAGATGACGGAGACGCAGGCGCTCGTCTACCGCGGGCTCCTCGAGGAGTACAGCGACGAGGAGCTCGCCGGCGGCCTGCGGCTCCTCATCGAGGAGGGCCGCGACTACCGGCCGTCAGCTGCGGCTCTCGTCCGCGCCTGCCTCGACGTGCGCGCCGCCCCGCCGCCCTGGCTCGAGGCGTGGGCGCAGATTCTCGCCGGCGCCCTCGAGGAGATGCACCCAACGGTGCTCGCCTTCTGCGGCTACCGGCGCAACGGCTGGCGCCAGGTCCGCGAGATGGGGATGTCGGCGTCAGGCAGGGCGAGCCTCGAGGCCTCCTGGGAGCGACGCAGGCAGGCCCCAGAGCCCCGTCGGCGCCGGCTGGGGCCTGGGGGCCGGCCGTGAGGTTCGAGCACTACGAGCAGCACCCCGACTACGCGGGGGAGGTCGACCATGAGGAGCTCCTGACGAGGTTGGTGTCGGAGTTCCCCGACGGCTGGGCGCTCTCCTGCTCCGTCCCCTCGCTGCCGGCGCTCCTGCGGCTCCTGGGCGGCGAGCCGGTACGCATCCTCGCCTGGTGCAAGTCGTTCGCGGCCTGGAAGCGCCACGTCTACCCCGCCCACGCCTGGGAGCCCATCCTCCTCTGGGGAGGGCGCAACCTCTCCGGGGCGAGGCAGACGCCCCGCGACTACCTCGTCGCGCCGATGACGCTCCGGCAGGGCGTGGCCGGGGCGAAGCCGCTCGAGTTCTGCTACTGGCTGTTTGACTGCCTGGGCTGCCTGCCAGGCGACGAGCTCGAGGACCTCTACCCGGGGTCCGGCGCCGTCGCCCACGCCTGGGCGTCATGGTGCGCGCAGGCGCCGCTCGCCTACCCCTCAGAGCCCGCAACGGAGGCGCTGTTCGATGCGTGAGGTCCTCGACGTCTTCGTCGCTGGGCGAGCTCGTCCCGCCGGGAGCAAGACCAGCGGCGTCTCCTACCGCAAGGGCGCCGACGGCCAGCGGGAGCCCATCCGCCGCGCCGACGGCCGCATCGTCACGTTTACGAAGGACTCGAGCGGCCCGGAGGGCGCCGCCTGGCGCGAGGACGTCCGCGAGGTCGTCATGCGCGTCTACGGGGGCCCGCGGTTGCAGGCCTGCCGGCTGGCGCTCGTCTTCGTCCGGGCCCGCCCGCAGGGCCACTACGGCTCCGGACGCAACGCAGGGCGGCTCCGCGACTCCGCGCCGAAGCGGCCTACGCCGCGGCCGGATGCGCTGAAGCTCGCGCGCGCCGTCGAGGATGCGCTGACCGGCATCTTGTACGCCGACGACGCCGCGGTCTGCGAGCTCGCCGTCGCCAAAACGTACGGGCGGGAGCCGGGCGTCCGCATCCAGGCGTGGAGGCTCGAGCCATGAACGAGCAGGAGCGCCGCGAGCAGGTCAAGCGGGCCCTCGAGCTCGCCAACAAGAAGAAGGCGAGCATGGCGGCCACGAGGCGGGCCGTCGCCGCCGGCGAGCTCCCGTTCCGGCAGGCCGCCCGGCGGCCCACGAGCCCTACCGTGACCGTCCACGACGCCCTGCTCTGGTGGCCGCGCTGGGGCCCGCACCGCGCCGGCACGCTCCTCGCCGCCGTGGGCGTCAGCCCCTACCGGCCGCTCGAGCGCCTGACGGAGCACCAAATCGAGCTCATAGCCGCCGTCGTAGACGACGGGGCGCCCGTACCGTTCGATGCGTGAGCGGGCCCGCAGTCTTCTTCGTCTGCTGTTGCTGCCTGCTCCTCTGCGGCGTCGTCGCGCTCCTCGTTTTCGTTGGCACCCACTAGGAGGCCCCGCATGACCGAAACGCCCGTGCTGAACCGCCGCGAGCTCGCGCCGCCGCCCCAGCAGATGCTCGAGCTAGGGGAGGCCGGCCGCGCTGGCGTCGCCAACAAGACGCTCCGCGACCAGTTCCTCGTCCTGCCGTTCTCCGTCATGCACGTCATGGCGGAGGAGCACCTCGACCGCCGGCGCGAGTGGGAGGCGCTGGGCATCGAGCCGGAGACGTTCATCGGCCGCGACGACAACCTCCTCAACTTCCCCGCCAACATGCGCGACGGCTCGTTCTACGAGAAGAAGGCGGTCGCGGAGGCCGCGCTGGGCCGCTCGCTCTCGACGCGGGAGTTCCTCGAGAGCGGCCTGTATGAGCAGAGCGAGCGGGCCGGCAGCATCGAGCGGTCGACCAGCATCTTCGACCCCGTTCTCGCGGAGGCCGCCTACCGCTGGTGGTGCCCGCCAGGGGGCCGCGTCTACGACCCGTTCGCTGGCGGCGCCTGCCGCGGCATCGTCGCCTCCGTCCTCGAGCGCCCCTACACCGGCGTCGAGCTCCGCGGCGAGCAGGTCGTCGCCAACCGCCGGCAGGCGATGAGCATCTTCGGCCCCCGGGGGCGCTATGGGCGCCGGCACCCGGCGGGCGGCGTCGTGGAGCGCCCCCGCTGGCTCGAGGGCGACGCCCGCCAGCCGCCGGAGGAGGTAGGCCGCGGCTACGACTTCGTCTTCAGCTGCCCCCCGTATGCCGACCTCGAGCGCTACTCCGACGACCCCCGCGACCTCTCCCAGATGGGGTGGGAGGAGTTCCTCGAGGGCTACGAGAACGCCATCGCCGACGCCTGCTCGCGCCTCCTGCCGAACCGGTTCGCCGCCTTCGTCGTAGGCGAGGTGCGCAAGCCTCCGCCGGGCCTGTACCGCGGGCTGGTGCAGGAGACGATCCGCATCTTCGACGAGGAGCACCTGGGCTACTACAACGAGGTCATTCTCGCCACGAGCGTCGGTACCGCCCCGCGGCGCGTGGGGCGCTACCTCCGGGGCTCCGGGAAGATCGCCCGCGTCCACCAGACGCTCCTCGTCTTCGTCAAGGGCGACCCCCGCGAGGCCGCGGCGCTCTGCACGCCTATGGCGGCCTAGTAGGCTGCCGCCCCACGTACCCGACGCCCCCAGGAAGGAGGCATCCCCCGGCCACGGCCGGCGGCGCTGAGGAGGCGCTCTCGCCGGAGAGGTGGCCGCGGTTCCAGTCATGTCCCGCCTCATCGCGGTCGCGAGCGCCGCTCTCCTGCTCGCACTCCCGGCCCCCGCGCTAGCCCTCAACCGCTGGCGCGTCGTCCGCCCCTACAACGCGAAGCTCGAGCGTATGGCCCAGTGCGAGAGCACCGGCCGCTGGTACATCGCGACGGGCAACGGCTTCTACGGGGGCCTTCAATTCACGCTCAGCACATGGTGGAGCGTTGGTGGCCGCGGCTACCCGCACCGCAACTCAGAGCTCGAGCAGAAGTACCGCGCAGTCCTGCTCATCAGGCGGGCCGGCTACGCGCCCTGGCCTGTTTGCGGCTACCGCTGAGCTCAGGGGGCGGGTACGGCTACCATCCGGCGCGTACCCGCCCCCAGGAGGCTCTCCCAATGCCGCTACCCGACTGGCTGCTCCGCAAACGCTGCGACCTCGCATACCGCCTCAACTACGCGATGGCCCGTGACGTCCTCGTCGCTGTCGAGCGCCGCGACGGAGGGCGCATCCTGGGGCATGTGACGCAGTGCCGCGCCAACTGGGGCAAGGACCCCACGTACGTCATCGGGGGCCGCGAGGTGCGCCTCGATACCGTCGAGAGCGTCGAGAGCCGCCGGCCGCCGCGCTCGAGGAGGGCGGCGGCATGACCGACCGCTACATCGCCGTCGAGGGCGGCCTCCTCGTCCATGTCTACGCGCTGATGGGTGGCCCCAGGACCGTCGCTGAGGTCTGGGCCCGCGACCCGCAGGCGCGCGAGCACTTCTACGAGCGGCGCCGCATCGAGGGCGAGCTCTACGGACGCATCGGCACCAGGCGGGCTCCCCGGGGCGAGGAGGGCCGCGTCCTACAGGGCGAGAACGCCCTCGCCTACAGCGCCATCCGGCAGGCGGGGCTCCGCGGCCGGCTGAGCGAGGGTCGGGCGTTCGTCGAGCTCGAGGAGTAGCCTCGCCGCCCATGATCGAGGTGCAGAGCATCGCTACGGGGCCGCCGCCCGTCGTCGCCGGCAGGCCGGCCGGCGGCAGCGTCGGCCTCTACATCGACGCCCTCATCGACGGCAGGGAGGCCCGCTCCGTCGTCGCCGTGCCGCTCGAGCTCCTCCGTGCCGACATGCCGGCCGGGAGGCGCTGGGGGCCCGGCCAACTGGGCGCCATGTGGGGGGTTGCGCTGGCGGAGGGGTTCAACGAACTCGCCGGCCTCGAGGATCGCGAGGCGAAGCTGCGCACCATCGGCGACCCGGAGGCGGGCAGGCGCGCGCAGGAGTAGCCTCGCGCTCATGCCCCCGCTCAAGGCGGCCCGGCGCAAGAAGCTTCCGGCCTCAGCGTTCGTCTACCCGCCCTCGAGCCCCGTCGGAGGCAAGGGCCGCGGCCTGTACCCCATCGACACGAAGGCGCGGGCCCGCAACGCTCTCGCGCGCGCCGGCCAGAGCGGGACGGCCGGCTCCTACCGGACGGTCGCGAGAGCCGTCCGGCGCAAGTGGGGGAACGCCATCCCTACCGTCGGGCCCCAGAAGGGCGTCCTCAGCCGGCCGGGGACACGCAAGCGGCGCCGCTCGAGCTCGCGGTAGCATCGCGCCAACCCGAACCCAGGAGGGACCGCGATGGCGCTGCCCGTGCAAACGCTGGGGGCAAAGCACCCCAACGACCCGACGGTGACGACCCTCGAGCAGGAGAGCGCGACGGTCACGGATGAGACGATCGCTGACGCCACGGCCGCGCGCCTGGGCAACCCCGCACCGCCGGCCGGCCCGTAGGAGGTAGGCGATGCGCCTGCCGTTCCACTTGCAGGCAAGCCCGCTCGCGCCGCTCCTCGAGGCCGTCGCAGACGTTGCGTTGGCGCAGGCCGGCGAGCCCGCCCCCGACCCGAACGCCACGCCGGAGGAGCTCGCAGACCAACTCCGCGCGCTCGCCGGCCGGCTGAGAGAGCCCGCAGACGAAGCGGAGAGCCCGGCTGTGGAGGAAGCGGCGGACGGCGGTGTGGAGGAAGCGCCGGCGCCGGCTGTGGAGGAAGCAGAGCCGGCGGCTGTGGAGGAAGCGCCGCCGGCGCCCAGGCCGCGCTCCCGGCGCAGGGCCGCAGCCCCGGAGGCCTAGTGCTCCGCCCGCTGTGCGCGGCGCCCCGCTGCGTCGAGCTCGCGGAGCCAGGCAAGCGCCACTGCGCCCAGCACGCCGCCGCGTATGGAACGCGGGCGTGGCGGCGCGCCGCGGCGCAAGCGGCGGCTCGAGGGGCCTGCGAACGCTGCGGCTCGAGCCGCCATCTGGTCGCGCACCACCGCGACCACGGGGGCCCGTCTGGGCCTCGAGGTCTCGACCCCGCCAACCTCGAGCTCCTCTGTGCCTCCTGCCATAGGGCGGAGCACCCTACCCGGGTACCCGCGTGACCGTTGCTGGATCTGCCACGCGCCCCCCGCCGTCATCCTGCTCAACGACCGCCCCGTCCTGCTCTGCGCTGAGTGCTGGGCGCTCGCCCGGCCGCTGATGCAGGGGACGGCGAGCTCCGTCGCGCTCTGGCCCTGGGGAGCCCGCGGCCCCGGCGCACCCTGACGAGAGGCCGCCCCCGGCCGGGCTGGGGCTACGGTGCGGCGTCGGAAAGGCCCCAGCACAAGAGGGCCAGGCCGGGGCCAGTAGGTATCAGCCGCGAGCTCGAGCGTCAGCCTAGGGGGCGGGAGCCCGGTCCGCTAGAGCCGTCCGCTCCCACCCCCGCGGCCAGCATACGTGGACGAGAGAGGCGCGCACCAGTCGAGGGTCTACGGGGGCGGTGCCCGGCGGTCGCGGTAGTAGCCATAGCCATAGGCGCCAGGCCACGGAGCGAACAGCAGCACCAGGCCAACGATCAGCAGCACGATGCCGACGACCGCCCAGCCCAGCGCGAGCCAGAGCACAAGCCCCAGGATGATCAGGAGCAGGCCCATGCTCGAGGCCTACCCGCCGCCGTCGCGCTCGACCCCCTCGCCCGCCTCGCCCGCCTCGTCTACCCGCTCGACCCAGATCGTCCCGTTGCGCACCCGCCTGCTCGAGCTCCCCACGATGGCCGCCTCAAGAAGCAGCGAGGCCAGAGCCCGCAGAGCATCGGCATCGCCGACCACCCGCAGCCCGCCCTCGCGGAGCTCGAGCTCGAGCATCGCGGCGCGAGCGTACAGCCCGCAGCGGGTACCGATGCGCCAGAGACCCCGACGCAGAGGAGAGCAGCCAGATGCCGCAGGCGAAGCGAGGCCGCAAGGCCCAGGCAGAAGACGAGGAGGCCCAGCCCCAGGAGCCAGAGCAGGAGGAGGAGCAGGGGCAGGAGGAGCCAGAGCCAGAGCCAGACGGAGAGCTCGAGGACGAGGAGCTCGAGGAGGAGGGCGAGGCACTCGCCGGCCCAGGCACCAGCATCAGCATCGAGGAGGACATGGTCCACGTCAGCGTCCCACGCGACGGACGCGAGGGCCGGACGCTCAGCGCCATCGGCAACCTCCTCGAAGACCTGACCTCAAGCGAGTGAGGCACCGGGGCGGGCTCGCCCGGACAGAGCTCGCACCCGCCCCGGCTGAACGACCATAGGGGGGCATCCCCTCCTCGCGCCGTCCCTCCCCCGCGAGCAAGCTCGCGCGCGAAGAAAACGGCGTTTTGCGGCGGTTTTGGGCGTGCGCGGCGGCGTGCCGGGCTGTCTGGGGGCGTTTTGGGGCGTTTCTGGCGTGCGGTGGGCGGTCTGGCGGCGCTA